TGTTGCAAGTGGGCATCGTGCGACAACCGCGCGGCGACAATCGCCGCGAGGCCGTCGCCCTTGCGATACGCACGGGCCTCGTGCTCTTTGACGTCGACGACGGGGCTACGCGGCGGCGTCTCGCGGGGTGTGCCCACGGCGACGTCGGGCACGGCCTGGCGCCTCGCGTCATCGATCGCAGCCCGCGCGATCCGCGCCCGGTCGGCCGCCTCCAGTTCTTTGGCGAGCCGATCAGCGTCCGCCAGGAAGGCGGTCACCTTGGTGTGTTCGTCGTCGCTCAGGCCGCGATTCTCGCGTTCCGCCTGAGCGGTAATGGCGTCCGCGTCTTGAAGCGCCTTCGTGCGCTGGTCGCGGAGGTCTTTCAGGGTCTTCTCGTCCATGATGCAAGCTCCTGTAGCGCGCTTTAGGGCCTCTTGCGCGGATCCAGGGGCCTCGAACGAGTTCCGCCGACTGGGCGCTCAGCTACTGGTGCGCCCGATCCGATAATTCATCGCATCACACTTACACTTGACTTCAATCATTTTACTCGGCCGCAGCGCATCCGCGTCAATCCGAAAGAGCAACCTCCCGCACGCCTAACAGCGTACCGGATCCAACTGCCGGAGCTGCTCATCGAGGACTACGCCCCCCATGCTTTCGCCAGCGCAATCTGGATCCGCAGCCGGTCCCGTACCCCGATCGCCGTACGCCGCGTTAGGTCCGCCGCTTCCCCCCGCGACCGTGCCGACACACTCGTCTGCGGATACGCGGGAAACGTCACCGGCGACACGTCAAATAATTCCACCGACCGGATCGTCCGCAGCGGCAACTTCCCGCGCTTGACCTCGGACTCGTCCCAGTCGTCCTCGAGCACGACAAACCCGAAACTCGACCCCGAGACATCCCCCCGCTTGATCTTCGCCCGGACACTGAGCGCCTCCGGATCGTCTTCGTTGAGCACGATCGCGTACCGGAGCCCCTTCGTCGTCTCGCTCAGCGCGAGCGTCCCGCTCTTCGTGCGGCCTAAGACGAGATTCGAGTCATGATTGAACAGGGCCCGCACATCATCTTCACCGTCCAGCGCCGCGGCGAACGCGCCCGGGGCAATCTGTTCACGAAAGTAGCCCGCGATCACCGTCTCGACATGATAGAGCGCCGCATAGCCGGTAATCGTGCCGCCGGCATCGGCCCGCCATTCCACCGGCTCGGTGAGCCCGCGCCGTTCCTGATCGGCCATTAGTTCACCGCCTCCGATCCCTTCGCCACCGGCGGGTCGACCGACGTTACCTGGACCGGATCCGGCTGCACCGGGGTGCCATTCGCCGCCAACACCTGCGCCCCCGACGGGATCAGATACGTCCGCCCCGCCCCGCCGGCAATCGCGTTGAGCTCCATCATCTCGCGCAACTCGTCGGCATTCACCAGGGAGTTCTGCCGCATGATGGCAAACGCTTCCATTTGACTCTTCAGGTCGCCGCGCTCGAGGGCCGCCGTCACAAACTTGGCGTAATGCGTCCGCCAGGTCTTCCGGCTCAGACAATCGCGCGTGATCGCCTGTTGCCACTGCTCGAAATACGGCATCAGCCCGGTATTGATCCAGCCGATCATCCGTTCCGCGATGCCGGAGCCCCAGGACGTATCTTTGCTGTGGTTCTCAATGATGAAACTCGGGACGCGCCAGATCCGCGCGGCGGCGGAAATCTGCTCTTCGCGGAGTTCCTTGAGTTGCGACTTCTGGTTATCAATGCTGAGGATATCGAGCTTGAGCCCTTCCTCGAACACCGCCATCTTGTTCCGGTTCTTCGCTCCGCCGAATTTCTCGAACCACGACCGCTTGAGGTTGTCTTTGGCCTTCTCGGTCAACTTGCCCGGATGCGTCAGGACAAAGCCCGGAATCGCACCGTTCCCGAAATACGCGCCCGTGTAATCGTCCGCGGCCTTCGTGATCCCAAGGGACTCGCGGTTGATCCAGATCGGCGAGCGCCCGTCGAGCCCGTCATTCGAATTCATGTGCAGATGCAAGATCGGCGGCCGATCCGCATCGAACAGGAAGATCGCCGGCACGCCGTCGGCCATCGCCACGGTATACCGCTTGCGGTTCAACGCGTCCCGATCGACCTTCACGCGCAACGGATGAATCGGCCAGAGCGCGGTCACCGCCCCGTCGGCATCTCGCTCAATAAAGGCATACGCCCGGCCCCACATCGCCAGGTGTCGCGTCAGCAACTCGCGGAACTGGTACGCCGTCATCTCCGGATTCGGGAGGACGTGCAGCACGGGATACAGCGGATGATCATCCGCGAGCTCCCGGCCCGTGGCCGTTTTCCGATAGAGCTTGAACGGGATCTGGCCGAGGGTCTCGCTGATGGCGTGGACGCAGGCATAGACCGCCGGCATCCCTTCCGCCACCCACTCATCGATCGGCACCCCGGCGAGCGTCGTCAGGCCCTGGCCACCGTAACTCAGGTGATTGACGAGCCACGATGCCGGCGCCGTGGACGTGCCCCCGTTGTCATAGAGCCCGGTCACGAGGTCCCGCTGTAGCCACGCCGCGAGCCGGGAACGGAGGCTCATACGGCGAATACTCCGGCGTGCTCGTAGACGGACTCCGTCTCCACGTGTCGACTCGCCCGATCCAGCGCCATGATCAGGGCCACAATGCCGTCGATCTTCTCGGTAGAACGCTTCTTCGACGGCTTCACGTTCCCGGCGGCGTCCTGCTCAACGGCCACGTTCTCCGCCATCCACCGCAAGACCGGATGCCCGCCGTGTCGGATCTGCTGACTCACGACGAGTTTCTCGAGGTCTTTCGACGGGGAGGACAGCGACGCGAACCCCTGCCCGAGCGGAAAGCACTGTGCCCCGTCGGCTTGGAGCTGCGTCACAAGCGGCACCGCGCCCCAGCGGTCGTACGCGATCTCCCGAATGTCGAACTGCTCCGCCAAGGCCCGGATCGTGGCCCGCACGGCCTCGTAGTCGCACACATCGCCGTCGGTGACGTGGAGGAACCCATCCCGGTGCCACTGGTCGTACGGCACGCGATCGCGGCGCACGCGGTCGGCCATCATGTTGCCAGGCACCCAGAAATGCGGGACGACGTCGTACCCGCCCTCGTCATCGGGAAACACCAGCACTAAGGCGGTCACGTCCCGTGTCGACGCCAGGTCGAGCCCGGCATAGCACGGCCGGCCGGCGAGCGCCGCGAGGTCCACCGCGCCTGCGCAGGTATCCCACGTCGCCATGTCCAGCCACCGCTCGGCTTGCTCGGTCCACTGATTGAGATAGAGCCGCCGGAACGTGTTCTGCTGCGCCGGAATCTGCTTGGCCCGGACCGCGAGAATCCGCATATCCTCGAGTGACCGGAAATCCCCGAGGGCCGGATTCGCCGCCGCCCAGACCGCTTCATCGGTCCAGTCCGCATCACTCGGCGCCTCGTACAGAATCGGGAGAAACGTCGGATCGAGGCTCGGATCCTGGATCACGCGCTTCGCGTGGCTATACATTTCCCAGAGTACGCTGTGCCGGTCATACCCCGCCGTGGAGATGGCGATCATCAACGGCTGGACTCGACCGCCCTGGCTGGTCACGAGCACGTCGTAGAGTTCACGATTCGGGGCACAATGCAACTCGTCGTAAATCACGACGGAGGCGTTAAAGCCGTGCTTGCTGTAGGCTTCCGCCGAAATCGCCTGACAAAAACTCGCGGTCTTGCGGAAGACAATCCGCTTGCGCGATTCGATGATCTCAAGCAGCGCGTCTAATTCGTGGTCGGCCCGAATCATCGCGACCATCGCCTGAAAGACTTTCGACGCCTGCTCCCGATCCGCTGCCGCGAGGTAAATCTCGCCCTGCGCCGCGTCGAACAACAGGCAGTAAATCGCAATCGCCGCGCAGAGTTCGGTTTTTCCGTTTTTCCGCGGCAACATGAGCAAACAGGACCGATAGCGCCGGATCCCATCCGGGCCGGTCTCGAAGAGCTGCCGAATGATGGTCTGTTGCCACGGCCGGAGCGCGAACGGCTGCCCCGCGTAGTCGCCCGTATGCGTCAACTGGCTGATCGCCTTTAGGGCGCGTGCCGATCCGGCGTTCGACTTCATGCGGTCGACCACTTACTCGCCGGCTCTTCAGCCTGCGGAATGCGAATCTTCGCGCGCCCCAACGGCGTCAACCCGAAGTAGTCGTAATACGGCCGCAACGCCCCGGCCGTACTCCGCTCGAGCCGGATTGCCGGATGTTCCTTCACGTTCTGGTGCTCGTTCCCGGCCGCGTCTACCGTCGTCGTCTGCAGAAACGGTGTAAACCCGTCCCGCCCCTTCTCCGCCACCGCCGCCTGAAACGTCGCCTGCAGTTCACAGTACGAGCCGAACGCCGGCACGTCCGCCGCCGTCAACGTCCCCATCGCCACACAGATCGGAGCCGTCTCATCCCACACCACCGTCGCCGCGGGACTCAGCCCCACCGGGCGCGTCACGTCCCCAACCGGCCTGGGCTCATTTAAATTAAGCCGGTCCTTCCGCGTCACGCCCTGTAACAACTTGAGCGCCGTGGGTTTAGGCTTCCGTCCTGAGTTGCGATTCCCCATAAACCTCAGTATTTCGCCAAATCCTGCGCGTGAC